ATGACTTTGAGTTACATCCTGTAGATACAGTTTATGTATCAGCAGTAGATGGTTTAACAATAATTAAAGTAGATAATATAGAAGAGTGTAAATATACTCCTTACAAGGTCACGTTTATTAATAAGTTCGGTGCTTATCAAGATATATGGTTCTTTAAGAGAAGTAATCTTAGTATGACTAAGAAAGATGAGATGTTTAAGTCAAATATAATAAATAATGGCTCTTATAACACTTATCAGCATCAATATAGTACTTTTCACGTTAATGCTAAAGAAACTTTAAGTTTAAATACAGGATTCTATCCAGAATCTTACAATGAAGTATTTAGACAGATGTCTTTAAGCGACAAAATATGGATAGAGTACAATGAAAAGACTCTACCAGTTAGATTAACCTCATCTAACCTATCATTCAAGACTAGATTAGATGATAAGCTAATAAATTACACAATAGAACTAGAATTTGCATTTGATAAGATAAACAACGTAAGATAATATGCGTAGAGAAGTAGAAATATATATAAATACAGCAGGATTTGGTGAAACTGTAACTTATAAGCGATTAGACATCTTTTCAGAAGAATCAATCAACATAACTAACTCAATACAGGATATTAGAGACATAGCTAAGGTATTTACTGACTATTCTCAGCAATTTAGCTTACCTGCTAGTTCTCCTAACAACTTAATCTTTAAACACTACTATAATTTTGATATTATAGGTGGTTATGACGCTAGAGTAAAGAGAGAAGCGTTAATAAAGATAAATGGAGAGGATTATAAGAAAGGATTCCTTAGTTTAAATAGCGTAAGCATGAAAAATGGAGTTGCTTTTGCTTATAAGGCTGTATTTTATGGTAAAACAGTAAATCTTAACTTACTTTTTGGTGATGATGAGTTAGATGACTTAGCTTCTTACTCAAATGCATATTTATCTCAATTTAATCAGCTATATACTGCTTCAGTAGCAGAAACAGGCTTTACGGATGGCTATAATCTAGTTTCAGGCTCTTTGCAGGTAAATAACAGCGGTAGTACAGCAGGTGATTTATGTTATCCTTTTATAAGTGGTAACTCTCATTATTATTATGACTCTATACATGGTTCAGGACCTCCTTTAAGAGAAGATGTGGTGTCTAGGAACGTAGCTAGCTCTTCTGGGACTTCTCAAAATCCAGCAGGAATATCTTTAATAGATTTAAAACCAGCTATTAGGTTATATCATATAATTTTAGGGATAGAAGATAAATATGGGATAACATTCTCTAAAAACGGAACAAACGACTTTTTTAGTACGTCTAATGCTTCGTTCTATGAGTTATATCTATGGTTGCATAGAGAAAAAGGAGATTTATCTTCACAAATAGCAATAGCTTCTTTTGAATTGTTTTTAAATCAATACACTTTTGCTACAGGTTTTTCTGACCCTAGAAGTAATTCTAATACCGAATTAGTAGCATCTATCGTATATGATGCAGGAGATACTATAGAGACTTATTATGAGTATGTTATAAATGTCACTCCTTCTGGTTCAGGTGTATATACATTAGAGTTATTTGATTCAGTTTCAGGAGAAGTTATAGGCACTTCAGAGCATTCTGGAGATGGAGTTCCAGTATCTAGGACTTTTACATTAAGAAAAGACGCTTTTACTGGATTTGGAACACAGGTGTTTAAACCTGTTCTTAGAGTAAAAACAGAAAATGCAGGTATATCAGGAATACAGGTAAATGGACTTACTATAAATGTAGAGATTGAAGACCAAGATGGACCTAGTGGTGGTTATGCTGCAACATATACTTTTAACAATGGAGGTTCAAATGGTATTTTTGTAGAATTAAATGTAGTCGATAATATGCCTAAGATGAAAGTTATAGATTTTTTAACATCTGTATTTAAGATGTTTAATCTAACTGCTTTTTATGATGGAGAAACAATTAAAGTAAGAACATTAGATAAATTTTATGATGAAGGAACAAGTTATGATGTAAGTGAGTATATACACGCTGACAAACATACTGTAGATAAAGCGAACATATATTCTAGGATAGATTTTGAATATCAGGAAGCGTCTACTTTTGCTATAGTAAATAGTAATGAGATAACTAATGACGAGTTTGGTAATGAAAGATTAAACAACTCTTCTACCTCTATAAGTAATCCTTTAGCATTTGACGGAGGAACATATACGGTTAAATTAGGATTTGAACACGTTATGTATGAAAGAATGACTGACCAAGAAGATGAAACAGACACTACTGTGCAATGGGGATGGATGGCTAGTAAAGACCAAAACCCAGTACTAGGAAAGCCTTTAGTTTTTTATTGTATTAAATCAGATACAGATACTATTTATACTACTGGTGGAGATGACTTAGACCAATACATAAGACCAGCAAATACTTTAACAACAAGTGCGTCTACTAAATTACAGACTATTCACTTTGGAGAGGAAACAGATGAGTATTTTGCTGAAATAAACCCAAATAGCCTGTTTAACAATTACTACTTTAACTATATAGTACCTATATACAATGAAAAGTCAAGATTATCTAAGTTTGAAGCTACATTACCTTTAAAATTAGTCACTAAGTTACAATTAAACGACAAACTAATTATATCAGGCACAAGTTATAAGATAAATAAGATACAGATGAATATAAATACAGGCAAGGCTACATTAGAATTAATAAACATAGTAGGTCTTGACTTTAACTCTACTGTTGTTTCTTATCAAAATAATTCTGTCTCATTATATTTTAGTTTATCTATTCGAACATTACAAGATTTATCAATAGGAGACACAATGTTTACTGATAACGAATTAAACTCTACTGCCGCAGCAGGAACATACACTCAATCAGGGTCGTCAAATGATGACACTTATTGCGATAGTGGTTGTTTTATGGTTATGGTTTTAGACTCACAAGGAGTAATTACATCTATAAGTTGTCCGTGTCCATAAAACAAATAATATGATAAGAGAGATAATAGATTTATTAGGAACATCTGATTGGGATGTTAAAGACGAAGATATAAATATAGCTAAAGGTAAATATTTAGCACCTACTAATTGGAAAGAATTAAAAAACGCAATAAAACGAAATAAATAATGGCAACAAGTTCAAGTGTAGTAAAAGAAATAAAAATAATTGTTGATGCAGGTAAAGCTACAGTCTCAATAGATGGAATGACTTCAAGTATTAGTGAAGCAAACGCTGAGTTAGTAAAGCTATCTAAAAACGCAGGTAAAGGAAAAGCAGCTTCAGGGGCAACTGGTGGAGCTACAGCAACAGTACTAGAACTTGGTAGAACTATATCAGATTCTAACTACGGAATTAGAGGTATGGCGAATAACCTTTCGCAATTAGTATCTAACCTTGCATTTACTACAAAAGCAGCAGGAGGTTTTGCTGCTGGACTAAAAAGTATATGGTCAGCAATGATGGGTCCTTTAGGTTTAGTACTAGCATTTCAAGGTGTTATAGCTTTATTAGAAAGATTTGAGATTAACAGCATGAAAGCATCATCAGCTAGTAAGGATTTAGATGACAGCCTTAAAGATGAGATTACTACTTTAGGTATTTATAAATCTGCCTTATTGGACGTTAACACAACTTTACAAGAAAGAGTTGGTATTATAAAGGGTCTTTCTGCTTTAGACAATAAATTAGCAGAAGATTTAAAAAATGCTGCTGGTAATACAAAAGAAATAGTAAATATAACAGAAAAATACATAGAGCAATTAACACTTCAAGAGAAGTTATCATTAAAAAAAATAGAGTTAAATGAAGCGATAGCCGAATCTACTAAATTAGTAGAAGACAAAGAAAAAGATTTACAAGATATAAGAAACATAGCTAATGCTGATATAGATGAGGAATCTAGAGAAGCATTAAGGCTTAGTGTAGCGACAAACATTACTAATGCTCAGGAAAAACAAAATAAAGTTTTATCAGAATACTTATTACTATGGAGTAAAGTAACTAATGAAGAAAAAGAAAATGCTAAAGAATCTAAGAAAGTATTTAAACAAAAATACCTTGATTTATCTAAGATAATATTAGGATTCCAAAGAGAAGAAGAAATAGCTTTAGAGGAAAATGAAGTTAGAAAGTTTGCAATACAAAAGAGATATCAAGAACAAGATTTACTTAGAAGAAGAGAGAATTTTGAAGAGAAAGAAAGATTAAGATTAGAAGAGTTTAAAAGGTCAAATGCTTCAGATGAAGAAAAACTATTAGCAGAGAAAAAGTTCGAGGAATCTATATTAACTGCTAAAATGGATTATTTTAGAGCCTTATTAGCATTAGAAGATAAATACAATGCTAATGTTAAGATGCGAGATGAAGAAAGATACAGAGGTTATGAGCAGAGACTAAGAGAAGCAGAAAATGAGGTAACAAATATTATGCTAGAAGGGCAAATACTTAGAGCTAATAACATTATGCAGGGTTTAGATATACAAAGAACCTTATTGGATGAGAAACTTGCACAAGATTTAGAGAGAATAAATAAAGAAGAAGAAGAAAAGAAAAAACAAATAAGCAATCTTGCTGACAGGGTATTTATAGAAGAGGAGTACGAAAGGCAAAGAACAGCAGCTAAACAGCAAAATAGTAACGATAGAATAGCTATTGATGAAGCTGAAAGAAATGCTAGAATGGAAACACTAGGTCTTTTGTCAGGTGCTTTTACTGCTTTTGCTAGTTTATCTGGTAAAGCAACAAAAAGGCATAAGCAATTAGCTATAGCAGGAGCATTAATAGATACTTATGCTGGAGTTGATAAAGCTTTTAATGACCCTACTATTCCTTCTACTTTAGGTAGATTTGCTCTTGGAGCTTCAACATTAGTTAAAGGTTTAATGAATGTTAGAAAAATTAGTTCTATAAATCCAAATTCTACAAGCACTCCAACACCACAAGCAGGAGGTGGAGGAGATAGAACATTTGACTTTAACTTAGTTGGCTCTACAGGAACTAATCAATTAGCCGAAGCAGTAGGTAGTCAATTCCAAGAACCTGTTCAAGCTTATGTAGTAAGTAGTCAGATGACATCACAACAAGAATTAGACTTACAAATATCAACAGGAGCTTCATTAGGAGGAGACTAATATAAAACAAAATACATTAAATACGTTATCAAATTATGGAAGAAAATATTATAGAATTATTTATAGACGAAGAAAATGATTTTGCTGGTATAGAAGCTATATCTATAGTGGAAAACCCTGCAATAGAAGAAGACTTCATTGCTTTAAAAGCACAAGAGATTAAGTTAGCTGAAGTAGATGCTGAGAAACGCATACTTATGGGAGCTGCTTTAATACCAGACAAGAAGATATACAGACATAACGGAGAAGAAGAGTATTATATATTCTTCTCTAAAGAAACTGTAAGAAAAGCTTCTGAGCTGTTTTTGACTAAGGGTAAGCAGAATAACTCAACATTAGAACACGAGGTAGAATTAAATGGATTAAGTGTTGTAGAGAGTTGGATAATAGAAGATGAGAAGAAAGACAAATCAGCTAAGTATAATCTTGACTTACCAGTAGGAACTTGGATGGTTTCTGTAAAAGTAAATAATGACCAGATTTGGGAAGAGTTTGTTAAAGAAGGTAAAGTAAAAGGATTTAGTATAGAAGGATTCTTTACAGACAAACTAGATGAAAGACCAAGAGAGAGCGTAAAAGAAGAAATGGACTATGATGAGTTTGAAGCATTAGCTAAATTATTTCAACTAGAGGACTTTTTGCTTAGAGGAGAAGAAGTAAAATTAGAAACATATAGTGATTATCCACAAGCTGCAAGAAACAATGCTAAGAGAGCATTAAAATGGAAAGAAGAGAATGGTAGTGAATGTGGAACTCTAGTAGGATGGACAAGAGCTAATCAATTAGCATCAGGAGAAAATATATCTCGTTCAACAATAGCTAGAATGGCTTCATTTAAAAGACATCAACAGAATAAAGATGTTCCTTATAGCGAGGGATGTGGAGGTATTATGTGGGATGCTTGGGGTGGTAGCTCTGGAATTAACTGGGCAATAAACAAACTAAAACAAATAGATAAATGAAAAAAACACCAAGTAGCAATAGCCCAAAGAATAGTAAAAGAGCTTGTTTATGTAAAGACTCAACTTACAGCACTAAGTGCTGTGATGGTAGTTTACAGGCTCAAGGAATTGGTAGTTTAACCAATCAAAACAACTCACAATAATCCGAAAATGAAACAGATTATTTATTAAACGTTAACAAATTATAATAATTATTTATGAAAGCAACAGAAATTATCAACAAATTTAAAAACGTATTACTTTCTGTAGAAGCTGAAGAAGAAACTCCTGTTCAAGAGGAGCTTTCTGCTGAAGTAGAAACAGAAGTAGTAGAAGAGCAAGTAGAACTTGCTGAAGAAACAGTAGATGAGACTTCTTTAGAAGAAGAGGTAGTCGAAGAAGACGTGGTTGAAGAAGTAGTAGAAGAAGAAAGCATTTACGCTACCAAAGAAGAATTAAACAAGGTAGTAGCTGAATTTAAAGCTATGTACGACCAAATGATGGATAACATGAGTGAGGTTGAATCATCTGATGTTCCTGAAGAATTAAGCTCTGACAAAGTAGAGTTATCTGAAGAAGCAGAGTCTATCGCACATTCTCCTGAAGCTGAAGTAAGCTCAAACACAATGAACTTATTTTCTCAGAAACAACCAGTAACAACAAAACAAAGAGTATTTAACAAATTATTTAACAACTAATATCAATTATGGCAACTACAACATCAATTACAACTACTTACGCAGGCGAATTTGCAGGGAAATATATTTCTGCTGCTTTATTATCTGCTAATACTATCGAAAAAGGTGGTATCGAAGTAAAACCAAACATTAAATTTAAAGAAGTAATCAAGAAATTAGCTACAGGAGACCTTATCGCTAATGGAGGATGTGACTTCGCTGCAACTTCTTCTGTAACTTTAACAGAAAGAATTATTGAGCCAGAAACATTCCAAGTAAATTTAGAATTATGTAAAGCTGATTTCCGTTCAGATTGGGAAGCAGTATCTATGGGATATTCTGCATTTGATTCATTACCTAAAACTTTCCAAGACTATTTATTAGCTCACGTTGTAGCTAAAGTAGCTGAAAAGAATGAGCAAAACATCTGGAGAGGTGTTAACGCTAACGCTGGAGAGTTTGACGGATTTACCGTACTAGCTGCTGCTGATGCTGACGTTATTGACGTTGCTGCTGCAACAGTAACTTCTGCTAACGTTATCGCTCAATTAGGAGCTATCGTTGATGCAATTCCTTCTTCATTATACGGAAAAGAAGACTTATACTTATATGTATCACAAAACATCGCTAGAGCTTATGTAAGAGCTTTAGGTGGATTTGCTTCTAACTTAGGTGGAGCTGGAACAATGAACGAAGGTACTCAATGGTACAACGGAGGAGAATTATCTTTCGATGGCGTAAGAATCTTTGTTGCTAATGGATTAGCTGACAATACTGCAATGGCTGCTGAAAAGTCTAACTTATATTTCGGTACAGGTTTATTATCTGACCACAATGAAGTAAAAGTTATCGATATGGCTGACATTGACGGAAGTCAAAACGTAAGAATAGTAATGAGATTTACTGCTGGTGTACAATACGGTATCGGTTCTGACATCGTTCTTTATTCTTAATATAAATTAATACTAACATATAAAAGGGGTAGGTGGGATATTCTACCTGCCCTTTTTTATTAAAAAACATATAAAAAATGGCTTGTGATTTATCAAAAGGGAGACTAGAAGCGTGTAAAGAGTCCGTAGGTGGGATTAAAAATCTTTACATTGCTAATTACTCAGACGCTATGTACGCTGGGATGGCTGACGCTAGTTCTAACGCTCCAACCGCTGCTGCATTTGACGGAACGGTAGCAACTTTAACCGCTGGTGTAGACGTACACAAATTTGAATTAAGAGGAGACAACAATACCTTTGAAGAAACTAATGAAAATTCTAGAGATAACGGAACTTCATTCTGGACTCAATCAGGTGCTTTTGTTCTTAAAGCTCAAAATGCTGATACAATGATGCAATTAAAATTATTGTCTTACGGTAGACCTCATATAATCATTGAAGATTATAATGGGAAATTTAGAATAGCTGGAGGACAAAATGGATGTGAAGTTTCTGTTAACACTTCTACAGGAGGTGCAATGGGAGACTTAAACGGATATAATATTACTTTCGAAGGAAAAGAAGTATTACCATCTTTATTTGTACTAAGCACACTAGTTGCTGTAGGCAATACATCAGGATTCGATGTACAAACATCAAATATGAGTAACGAATAATAATATTGTTTATTATTGGTAAAAATAGGGTAGGCATTAGCTTACCCTTTTTTATTATAAAACAAAAAAGAAAAATATCGTTATCATAATATGATAATAACAAATAATGATAGTGCACAGACGTTTAACATCATTCCTAGAAGTACTTCGGTAACGTATACTACTCTAGGTAATGGAACTGTTGTTGCATCTGCTGGTTCTTTAACAATATCGTTTTTAGAGGAAAGTACAAACGATACTTTTAGCTTTACTAATGATGAAAGTACTAAGTATGATAATTATTTGGGATTTCAAGTGAGCACATCAAATAAACTAAGAACAAGTTTTGATTATTTTATTACTATATTCAATACTACAACAAATAAATTAGTTTACAGAGATAAAGTATCTGTTCTGCCAGATGCTAGTGTTCCTTATAATAACGAAGGAAGATATTCTATAAGTAATTCAGATTACACAGAATATGCAGAGCCTTCTAACGAATACGTGATATTAGATGACTAACAAGAACAATTCTATAAGGGTAGTAAACTTATCTGGTTATGAAACACCAGAGGTTAAGGAAGTGTATGGTAAAGATTGGGTTTCTTATGGAGAAAACAATGATTACTTTGATAGCCTTATAGAGAAATACTTAGGCTCACCTACAAACAGTAGATGTATTAACGGTATTGTTGATATGATTTACGGTAGAGGTATAGAAGCTACAGATAGCGAGGAATTTCCTGAAATGTATGCTAAATTTAAATTATTAGTTAGACCAAGAGAAGTAAAGAGAGTCTCTAATGATTATAAGATGCTAGGACAAGCTGCTATGCAAGTAGTATACAATAAGTCTAAGACTAAAATCATTAAGATACTACATTTCCCTATGGAAACTCTAAGAGCTGAGAAATGTGATGCTAAAGGCGTTATTAGAGCTTATTATTATCATCCTAAGTGGGTAGATATAAAGCCTAGTGATAATCCTAAGAGAATACCTACATTTGGTAACGGTAAAAAGAGTGAAACAGTAGAGTTATATATATTCAAGCCATATAGAAGTGGATTTTATTATTATGCTCCTGTTGATTATCATGGATGTTTACAATACTGTTCTTTAGAAGAAGAAGTAAGTAATTATCACATAAATAACATAAAGCAAGGTTTACAGCCTTCTTTATTAATCAACTTTAACAATGGAGTACCTAATGAGGAGACTCAAGAGTTAATTGAAAGAAAAATATACGATAAGTTTAGTGGAACGTCTAATGCAGGTAAATTTATACTAGCATTTAACGAGTCTATAGAAACTAAAGCAGATATTGACCCTATACATTTACCAGATGCTCACGCTCAGTATCAGTTCTTATCTGATGAGAGTAGAGAGAAGATAATGTTAGGTCACGGTATTGTATCTCCTATATTACTAGGGATAAAAGACAATACAGGATTTGGTAATAACGCAGAAGAGCTTAGAACTGCTTCTGTACTTATGGATAACATAGTTATTAGACCATTCCAAGAAGAGATTATAGAAGGTTTAGAAGATATGCTAAACTTTAACAAGATATACTTAAATCTTTACTTTATTACTCTACAACCAATAGAATTTACACAATTAGATAACATATCTACTAAAGTGAAGAGAGAAGAGGAGACAGGAGAGAAAATAGGCTCAAAGGCTACTTTCAGCACTAAGCTAAAGAAAATAGATGGAGTTGAAGTTTACAAGACAATAAAAGAAGCAGAAGATAAGGCATTAGAACAAGGATGTAAAGGTTATCACGAACACGAAGTAGATGGAGAAGTATGGTATATGCCTTGCGAGTCTCATGATAGTGCTATTTCATTAAAAGAAAATAATGACTTTAGTGATGAGGATGGAAATGACCTTCTAAGCCAATTAGAGCCGCTAGGAGAGCGTATCTCGGATGATTGGGAGTTAATACACTCAGAAGCTGTAAAAGACTCGGAAAAGGACTTTAATTTAGCTAGTTTAGCTGAAGCTAATCCAAACAAGGATTCTAAGCAAGATAAAGGTATCTTTAAAGTAAGATATGCTTATATGCCAAATAGAAAGTCTCCTAACAGTAGAGACTTCTGTAAAAAGATGGAAATGTTTACTGAGGACAATGTAGTATTCCGTAAGGAGGATATAGGTCTTATGAGCTTTCAAGGAGTAAACAGAAAGTTAGGACATAAAGGTAATAACTATTCTCTGTTTAAATTTAAGGGAGGAAAGAATTGTCAACATTTCTGGGAATTAAGAGTATATAAGAAGAGAGTATCTCCTGAAACTGATGTAGACACGAGTGAAGCATTGAAAGATGGATTTGTTGAACCGATAAACCCTTCAGAGGTATCTACTAGACCAGCAGATATGGCTAACGGAGGAGCATATCCAAATATTTAATATTATGTCAAAAGCATTATTTATAAGCGTACTAGATTTAAAGAAAAGGTCTATCTTAGATGGTAACCTAGACTCTGACAAAGTAATTCAGTTTATTGAAGTAGCTCAAGATACGCATATACAAAATTATTTAGGAGGAAAGTTATATCAGAAATTACAAGACATTATCATAGCAGGTACAGTAGACCAACCAGCTAATTCTGATTATAAATTATTATTAAATACTTATGTAAAGCCGATGCTTATATGGTACGCACAAAGTAACTTTTTACCTTTTGCTATGTATCAGATAAGTAATGGAGGAGTATTTAAGCATAGAAGTGAGAACTCAGATACGGTTACTTACGATGAAATGGCTATGTTAATAAATAGAGTATCGGAAACTGCTGATTTCTATACAAGAAGGTTTTTAGATTATATGTCTTATAACAGTACATTATATCCAGAATATACTTCTAATAGTAATGATGATATGTACCCAGACAAAGATGTTAACTTTCATGGATGGGTTTTATAATATGAGAGAGAGAATGTATAAACCTAAAAAGGTAAATGTTGAGAAACTAAAGCAGTATTTAAAGAAACAAGAAAATGATGTGGACACAAACAAACACGCTGAACGCAAAAGTAAAATATAATTATAAAACAAAAAAGTAATGGCTAACGAAATATATAATACAACTTGGTGGGGAAATGCAATAGATACTGCAAGTACAGCAGGTACTGACCCTGATTTCTTTGGTTCACAAATAAAGATGAATGAGAGACAAGAAGTAGAAGCAGTTAAATGTTTAGCAGATTGGATACACACAACAGCATTACAAGATTTAAATAACTAAGACAATGGCAAAACCAAAATTAGCATTAATACCAGCAGCACAAGGAGACAAGTTTTACTCTGTACTCCCATCAGATGGAGTAGGAGACTTTGACTTTACTCGTAATAGTTCTGCTACTAGAATAGCACCAACTGGATTTATAGAAGAAGTAGGAGCATTTGGAAGTGAGTTAGTTACTAACGGAAACTTTGATAATGATAGCGATTGGACTAAAGGAACTGGGATTACCATTAGTGGTGGTAGCGCAAATTTTACTGGAGTTTCTGGTCAATATTTAAATCAAAATATTAATTTTGTTTCTGGAAAAGTATATGAAATAACTTTTAATGTATTGAGTGGTTCTGGAAATTTAACTGTATTTCTAGGAGCTTCTAACAATGTATCTCCAAGTTCTTATTCGATAGGAGAAAACAAAATTGTAGCAACTGGTGGGGGTGTAAATTCAGAGATATATTTTGGTAGCGCATTTACTGGCTCAATAGACAATGTATCAGTAAAAGAAGTAATAGGCAAATCAAGACTAAACTACGACTTATTAAATGGTAAAGTAGTTAATTGTCCTCATTACCTTTTAGAACCAGCTTCTACTAATCTTATTACTTATTCAAAAGATTTTAGTAATTGGGCGAGTGTTTTTACTGTGGTAAATATAAATAATACAATTTCGCCAGATGGTAGTGTTAATGCTACAAAATTAACTGATACATCTGATAGTAGTACACATAGAATACAGATTGGTAATACAACTTCGTCAAGTGGCGAATTTTGTTATTCTATTTTTCTAAAAAAAGGCACTTTAACTACTGTTGCTTTAAGTGTTTTTTCTGGTTCTAATGTTGCTGATAGTCAATTTGATTTAGAAAATGGTAATATTCTTTCTACAACCAATGGAACTGCCGAAATTCAAAACTTTGGTAATGATTGGTATAGATGTATAGTTAAAGGTAGTTTAGGAAATTCATCTACAACTGTATATATATATTTAAAAGAAAAAGCAAGTTATTCTGGAAGTCTTCAGTATCTATATTCTTGGGGCGCACAACTTGAAGAACAATCCTACCCTACATCCTACATTCCTACTAATGGAACAGCAATTACAAGAGCAGCAGAATCTGCTACTGGCTCTGGAGATGCAGCTACGTTTAACGATTCAGAAGGTGTTTTGATGGCAGAGATAAGTGCTTTACATAATGAATTAACAACAAGAGAAATAAGCATTTCAGATGGTAGTTTAAGCAACACAATAGCATTTATGTACAACGA